CCATACAACAGGATGATATAAGCACACCTGACTGGATTCAGACTGATACTGATTTCATCGAATGGGTCAGAAGCTTTAAACCTCATGAATTAGGTGCAGCTAAATGACTAACAGAATCTTCTTGAGCTTTAACCGTCTTTATACGTTGAAAGATGGCGATTATTGCAGTGCAAAGCTGAGCTTCCGGATTAAACACGGCGATCAAGTGCTGTGCGAAGGAGAGCGAAGAGGTAAGTCGTTTTCGCAATTTATCGTCCCGATCACCATCGAAGAGATTGAAATAATCCAACCACTCACGGTTGAGTATATCTGCACGGGTAATGTCGAAGACGTTTCAGTCTCATTGGAATATCCAGCTTATAAGCCCTTTCATGTCATCGATGGGTACATCTTCATTAAGGATGCTTCTATCCAGAAAGGGTGGCTGTCTGACTGTAAGAAAAGATTTGGTTCAGACACGCTGCCCTTTGGCGGATGTCCGATTCCAAAGACTGGAACTTCAGACCAACGGGAAATGAAATCACCACATGAATTGACCGAAAAAGTAAAATCCATTATCAGTGAGCAACTGAGACCCGGCGGGATTCTTTATCGAAGATAATCTGGGCATAACAGCAGGCATCCACTGAGTGCCTGTGATAATGACAAAAGTGATTTTCTTTTGATATATTGCATTTGGTCACCCACGGAATGTTCAAGGAGGTCTTTTTGACCCAGTTTTTGAACGTCCCCGAAGGCATCCGCTGATCACGACGTCAGGGTTCCTGAGCCAGGGGTAGCTGAAAAAGAAAGGATAGTGAGTAGGAGGGCTATCAGAATGGTTTTTCCATTTATGAGGCTTTACACATTCCGGCTGGGTCGGAAGAGCCTTCCGCCTTACCTGTCGTGGGGTGGGGTCAATGCACGAAAAGCCAAGGGGCTCAGGTAACATTGATAGCTTTAACCCTCTCCGGAATTTATTCCGCGAGGATAATTAAGGAGATCAATAATTGCGTTAAGCTTGGCCTGCTTTTCACCAACATAAATTAACTAACCGCCTCCGGGCGGTTTTTTATTGCCTACAGACAAGAGGCAGCCTAATGGCAGACACCTCAAATAACGTGCAAAAACCGATGCCGCCAGCCTCCCTAATTGATGAGTTCCATGCCTACAACCGCCTGATCCCTGCGTCTGAAATCATGGAGTGGGCTATTCAACAATTTATCTCGGAAGACGGGGAGCTACACAGGTGGGTGGATATGTTTCACACCACCCGGGAACGCTTTCAGAATGAGACGGCTGATATTCCGATTGCGAACAAAGCATACTGACTGCGACTGCCTGATCGCATGGCGGCGAACACAGAGAAGGTACAGAACTACGGGATGAACGCTAAACTGAAGGAGCAGGCGGCGAAAGAATGCGGCGACGCATACACCAACAAACAGAAGGTGGAGCACTCAGGCGGCGTGTCAGTCAGTTCGGTGGCTTCTGTGATGGACGAGATAGGAGATGAAGACCTGCAAGTGGATAAAGAAACGGCGGAATGCCTTAGAGAATTCCGCCTGAACATCTACCGCTGGCAAGCTTGGTACAAAGCTTCCCTGTAGTAATTACTTCTTAAATGCGTCGTATTCATCCCATGAAGCAAAACCAATCGGCCTCTTTGGTTCATCTGGTTGTGTACGTCTTTTCTTTATAAGAAGAACATTTATTTGGCTAACATGTTGCACAAGTTCTACTGGACTTCCATCCTCAAGAACGCCAACAAACGAGATCAGGGATGGATTCCAGTAACCGATGTTTGTGAAATGGAATTCGATGTTCTTCCCGAAGCTAGCGAGTTGACCTCCCACTTCATGTTGTTCATCTAAATCGCGATGGAAATCATTAATCCAACAGAACAGACGTCTGTGGAATTCATCAGCGAGATTTTGATTTTTTGGAATGGGAGGGACTTTTGGGAGTCTATTCAAGCTCTCTAGGTTTGCCAGCATATTTTCTGATGCGGCTCCAGATAAACCGAAGAAATCTCTATCACTCATATTCAACCTTTGTATTCTAATGGAAAACTCAGCGGAAAGATCTCTACTCAAATCCTCTCTGAGGATTAAGAGCCATAAAAATTAGCGTTTCGTAGCTCCTGGAAATGAGTCAACATACTTAATTTTAAAGTCTGGGAACGAATCGACAATTTTAATTTTGAAATCAGGGAATGCATCAACTAACTTCCATTTTCCTTCACTGTTAGGGAACGAATCGACAATTTTCACTTTTAAGTCAGGGAAAGAGTCTACGACCTTAACTTTAAAATCAGGGAAGGATTCAACAATTTTAATCTTGCCGAAAATTTTAGTCACATCAACATTCTTAGGCATATTTACTCCAATAAATGAGGAAGAATGGCGCTCACCGACAAATAAGAGATGTTCTTTCGCGAGTACGTCATCGATTTGAACGCCACGCAAGCGGCTATTCTGGTGGGAGACGCGAAAGACTAGCCCCGGGATTTTTTACAATACCTGCCTTAGTAGGAGTTGCAATACCTCCTCTAGATTTACTCAGGCTGAGGCATCCTCGGTTGAATGTTAAAAGGAAAAATGCCATTAGGAACGAGTTGTCGTTCCAACTCGACCGGAATGATGAACCATGAAGGAAAACCCCGATTAACCGGGTACCCTTTGTTCAAAGAACCGTCATCTTCAATATAACCATTCCATCGCATCGCCAAGACTTTCTCTACATTACCATCGGCTTCATCGTCCCAATCTATCCATGCCAAGGTGAATCCTTTGGGACCATTGTTAACGATTACTTCTATAAGCTTTCTAAATTTATTTTGTGGGGATGTGACTTCTTTTGGGCAGATCATCGTTTTATTGCTGTGGCTTGAACAAAAGCAAGGCACATCGTTTTCTGTGTTCATATCTTTCTCCTAAAGTATCAACATTATCGGTCATTCAATATTTTGACCAGAGGGAAAATCATGGCAAAACCGGATTGGGGGGCCATTCAGAAACAGTTCCTCGCCGACCATTCCATAACGAACATATCCCCCAAAGACTGGTGTGAGGCGCAGGGCATCAACTACGCCACGGCGCGCCGCTACGTCAAAAAACCATCTGCTACAGATGCGCAAAAAACTGCGCAACCTGCGCAGAATAAAATGCGCAATGTGCGCAGTGACGCCGTTGTGTCGAGCATCGACGAACTGATTGATGATGACGGCTTCACACCGATGCAAGCCACCTTTGTCATTGAATATCTTAAAGATAAGAACGCCTCTCAGGCTGCTTTGCGCGCTGGCTATTCCGACTCCTCGACCGGCCCGCAGCTGATCAGGAAAGATCATATTGCGCAGGCCATCAATCGCCAACTGCGCGCAATCGCCGAGCGCCAGCTCATTACTGCCGACCAAATCGTTGCCCGGATGTGGAACATGGCGACGGTCGACGTGAACGAGCTGGTGGAATATCGCCGGTATTGCTGCCGTTACTGCTGGGGAAAGCTTCACGGTTACCAGTGGACGGAAGAGGAATACGGACGAGCTCGCGACCAGGCACTCATCGATAAAAAGCCGGAGCCGGATGTTGCCGGTGGCTTTGGCTTCCGTGAGAAGCGCCCGCCGTATCCCGAATGCCCTCAATGTAACGGTGACGGCACTGGCACTGTTCACATCCATGATTCACGTCGGCTTTCACCGGCTGCGCGCATGGCTTATGACGGCGTGAAGGTAACGAAAGACGGCGTTCAGGTGCTGATTGCCGATCGTGGCCGCATGCTGGAGAACGTCGCGAAGCATCTCGGCCTGTTTGATAGCCCCACGGCGAAGCAGCTGCAGGAGCTGGATATCGAGGCCAAGCGGATCGAGAACCAGCGCGCGCGTCAGGATGAAAAGAACGAAGGAACTGAGCCTACACCGGTTCAAATTATCATTAATGCTGTAGACGCGAGGGTTTCTGATGGCGATCAGTCCGACGCTTAACATCCCTCAGGCACGCTTTCTCGCAATGCCCCATAAGTTTAAAGCGTACGTGGCCGGGTTCGGCAGTGGCAAAACGTGGGTAGGGTGCGGCGGTATCTGCAAAGGCTTCTGGGAGTTTCCCAAAATCAACCAGGGATACTTCGCTCCAACTTACCCTCAGATCCGCGACATTTTCTATCCGACAGTTGAAGAGGTAGCTTTCGACTGGGGTCTGAACGTCAAGATCAACGAGAGTAACAAAGAAGTTCATTTCTACGAGGGGCGGATGTATCGCGGCACCACTATTTGCCGCTCGATGGAGAAGCCGGCCACGATTGTCGGTTTTAAAATTGGTAATGCACTGGTGGATGAACTGGACGTCATGCCTGCAGCAAAAGCTCAGCAGGCGTGGCGTAAAATCATCGCACGTATGCGCTATAACGTGCCGAACCTGCGTAACGGCATTGATGTGACAACGACGCCAGAGGGCTTCAAGTTCGTTTATCAGCAATTTGTGAAGGCAGTGCGCGACAAGCCGGAGCTGTCTACCCTCTACGGACTGACTCAAGCCAGTACATTCGACAATGCGAAGAACTTACCGCCGGACTACATTTCTTCGCTGCTGGGTTCCTATCCGGAAGAGCTGATCAAGGCTTACCTGCGCGGCCAATTCACCAACCTGGCAAGCGGCACTATTTATCACCAGTTCAACCGCCAAAAGAACAACTGCGCCGATGAAGAGCAGCCCGGAGAGCCGCTGTTTATTGGTATGGACTTCAACGTGGGCAAGATGGCCGCCATCGTTCACGTCAAACGTGATGGGTTGCCGCGCGCTGTTCGTGAACTGACAAAGGTCTACGACACCCCGGCGATGATAAAGCGTATTCAGGAGGAATTCTGGCGCTACGAAGGGGAGCGTTACGTGGCCTGCCGCCAGATTTATATTTACCCCGACGCCTCAGGGGACAGCCGCAAATCAAACAATGCCAGCGCGACCGATATCGCGCAGCTGAAGCAGGCGGGATTCAGCGTGTTGGTTAACCCATCTAACCCACCAGTTAAAGACCGCATCAACTCGATGAACGCCATGTTCTGTAATGCGCTGGGCGAACGCCGCTATCTGGTGAATGTACAGCGTTGTCCGGTCTATACCGAAAGCCTGGAGCAACAGGTATGGGATAAGAACGGAGAGCCGGACAAGAAGGCGGATAACGACCACCCAAACGACGCAGGCGGTTATTTCATCGTGAAGGATTTCCCGATCATCAAGCCGCAGGGCAGAGCCACCCCACTACGGATGTAAACCATGCCAGATATCTCAACACCCAATCTTGACTATGGGAACATGGTCGAAGCGTGGGACATCAATGATGCCCTTATGGGCGGAACGCTGTACATGCGCCAACTGGCTGAAAGCTATTTGCCACGCTGGCCGAACGAAGAGATCGACGCCTATAAAAAACGGCTGGGTGCGGCAACTCTGCTGCCTGCCTACGAAGAGACAATAAGCCAGAACAACGGTCGCGTTTTTGCGGAACCGGTGAAGCTAAGCGACGAAACGCCGGGCCAAATCGTTGAAATCTGCAAAAACGTCGATATGGCCGGTAATCGGCTGGAGGTTTGGGCGCAGGAATTCTTCCGAATGGCTTCCCAATATGGTCTGTCGCATGCGCTTGTGGATTACCCGCGAGTTGATGCTGAAGCTGTTAAGACAAAAGCGCAGGAGAAGCAATCCGGCGCGCGCCCCTATGTGACACTGATTAATCCGCGTCAGGTGATCGGGTGGGACTCGAAAGTTCAGAATGGCTCAGTGGTATTAACAGAGCTGCGGATAAAGGAAATCATTGTCGAAAAAGGCGATGATTTCAGTCAGAAGAAGATCGAGCAGATTCGCTACATGACGCCCGGCAAAGTGCAAATTTACCGCAAATCCACGGGAAATGATGGCGCTTCAGTTTGGTCTGTTCACGAGGAGTGGAACACCTCAAGAAGCGATATCACTCTCGTTACCCTATACACTAAGCGCACCGGTTTCATGTGCGGCAGCCCGCCGTTGCTTAACCTTGCCATGTTAAACATCAAGCATTGGCAGAGCCAGAGCGAGCAGGACAATATTCTGCACGTCGCACGGGTCCCGATCCTGAGCGTTTACGGTCTCGCCGAAGGGCAGGAGCTGACGATAGGAGCATCTACTGCGACCCGATTCGATGACCGCTCTCGTCAGGGTATCGAATATACCGAGCATACCGGCAATGCGATTGGAGCCGGAAAAACCTCAATCGAGGATTTAGAGCAGCAAATGCGGCAGGCTGGCGCGAAGTTGCTGCGTGCTGAAAATACCTCCACAAAGTCTGTCGATCAGACCAACGAAGAGCGCATGCAGGAGCATTCGCCGCTCTATACCATGGCGAACTCGCTCGAGGATGCATTGGATAACGTTCTGCAAATCATGGCCGACTGGCTTGGATTGCCGGAGGGCGGAAATGTCGACGTGCGGACTGAGCTTGAAGCGGCTGAGCAGACGATTAACGCGCCGGCGGCGATGGCTATCCAGTCATTGCGCCAGGGGGGCGACATTCGACCTATTGATGCAGTGCGTGCTCTGCAGAGCCTGCGCATCATTGATCCGGATGCCAAGCCTGAGTTGGTGATCGATGAGCTGAACAATCTGGCTCCGAACATGGCAGGCGGTCCGAATGGCAACGGTCAATGAGCAGTTACGTGATGAGGCGATAAGCCATGCGCTGTTTGTAAGCCGTTATTCCACTGGCGTCTCGAAACGGATGGTGAAAATCCTTAACGAGAGCGATGCTGAGCTAACCGCGCGGTTATTGGTTGCTATGGATGGGCTGGCGCCGAATAGTTTCACCGTGCGCCAGCTGGAGGGATTGCTGGGCAGCGTTCGGCAGATAAACCAGACCGCCATTCAGGCAACGTTTTCCACCCTCGCTGAGGAATTGCAGAGCTTCGCAGACCATGAGGCCGGTTATCAGCTCAGCTTGTTTGATTCCATCTTGCCCCAGCCTGTTAAGCATCGTTTCCCGTTGGCGGCTATCACGGCAGATCAGGTGTATGCCGCAACGATGGCCCAGCCATTTCAGGGACGTTTGCTGAGCGAGTGGGCGACCAATCTGGAGAATGACCGGCTGGCGCGCATCACCAACGCTGTGCGGGTAGGATATCTCACCGGTAAACCTACAGAGCAAATAGCGCGGAATGTCCGCGGCACGGCGACGAATAACTTTCAGGATGGCGCTATCCAGGTGAGCCGGGCTAACGCCACCAGCATCGCCAAGACGGCAATCAATCATCTTGCGGCCACAGCGCGCAACCAGTTCGCAGAGCACAACAGCGACATCGTGGACTGTAAAGACTGGTTATCGACACTCGACAACAAAACCACGGCGACCTGCATCATTCGCGACCGTCTGAGGTACACGCTGGACAACAAGCCTATCGGCCACAAAGTCCCTTACCTGCAGGGACCCGGTCGGATCCACTTCTGTTGTCGCTCGACCGAAACGCTGGTAACGAAATCATGGCGTGAACTCGGCATCGATGCAGATGAAATGGATGCGGGAACGCGCGCCAGCATGGATGGGCAGGTTGCGGCGCAGACAACGTACAGCGAATGGCTCAGCCAGCAATCCCTATACCGGCAGGTTCAGGTGCTGGGTGATACGCGCGCCAGACTTCTGCGGAACGGTGGTATGAATGTGCCGGATTTCTTCACTGATAAGGGTGAATGGATCACGCTAAATAAGCTGAAAGAAATCGATGCCGCCGCGTTTGAGAAAGCCGGGTTTTAGACACTTTTAATATTTATTTGAGGCTGCCTTGGGGTGGCCTTTTTTATGCCTGCCGTTTAGCGGATGCGATGCGGTGCCGGGTCGGATGACCTTATGAACACGGCCGGAAGGCCTGGAGAAAAAACCATGAAATTGAAATTAGATGTTGACGGAAAGGTTGTCGTTGAAAACGGAATGCCGGTATTCATCCACGATGATGGCAAAGAAATTCCGTTCGATGCACCAGCCGCACTGAGCAAAATCACCGCCTTGAACGGCGAGGCTAAATCTCACCGAGAAGGCAAAGAAGCGGCGGAAGCCCAGCTTGCGAAGTTCTCAGGCATCGAAGACCCGACGAAGGCGCTCGAAGCCCTTCAACTGATGACCAAAATCGACCAGAAGAAGCTGATTGATGCGGGTGCAGTGGATCAGGTGAAGGCTGAGATCACCAAGTCATTCCAGACGCAGCTCGATGAAGCAAATGGCAAGAGCAGCAAGCTGGAGCAGCAGCTCTATCAGGAAATGATCGGCGGCCGTTTCAATGGCTCGACTTTCATCAAAGATAAAGTCGCGATCCCCGCTGATTTTGTTCAGGCCCGCTTTGGCCAGGCATTCAAAATCGAGGACGGCAAGGTGGTTGCCTATGACCCATCAGGCAACAAAGTTTACTCACGCACCAAGCCCGGCGATCTGGCCGACTTTGACGAAGCGCTGGAGTTCCTGGTCGAGCAGTACCCGCAAAAAGATCACATCCTTAAATCATCCGGCGCCAGCGGCGGTGGCTCTCAGCAGTCACAGCACCAGGCTGGTCAAAAAACCATGAAACGCGATGCGTTTGACTCGCTGGATCATACCGGCAAGCAAGCTGCGCTCAAAGACGGCGTGAGCATCGTAGATTAATTTCGGAGTAACACATGTCTAATACCTTAACTGGCCTGATCCCTACTATTTACACCGCGCTGGACGTGGTATCCCGCGAACAGGTCGGTTTTATTCCGGCCGTTGCACGCAACACTAAAGCCGATGCCGCTGCTAAAGGCCAGTCAGTGCTGGCACCCGTCGCGCCAGTGGCCACGACCACCGATATCATTCCTGGCCCAACTGCACCAAACGACGGTGATCAGGATATTGGTTCGGTGGACGTTAAGATCACCAAATCCAAAATGGCGCCGGTTAAATGGAACGGTGAGGAGCAGCTGGCGATTGGTCCTTCCGGTACCTATAACACCATTCTCGCAGATCAGTTTAAACAGGCCTTCCGCGCTTTGGCGAATGAGGTTGATGGCGATCTGGGCGCGCTTTATTACGGTTCTTCCCGCGCTGTCGGCACCGCGGGTACCGCGCCGTTTGGGGTGAAGGAAGATTTCTCTGATTTCGCCAACGCACGGCAGGTTTTGTCAGACAACGGTTCCCCAACGACCGATCTGCAAATGGTGTTGGGTTCATCTGCGATTTCGAATCTTCGCGGCAAACAGTCAGTGCTGTTTAAAGCCAATGAAGCGGGAACCGATCAGTTGCTGCGTGAAGGCATTCTTGGCCGTGTTGAAGGCTTCAATATCCACGAATCAGCAGGCGTTAAACGAGTTGCAGCTGGCGCGGGCAGTGGTTATCTCGTGAACGGCGCTAAATCAGAAGGCGACATCATCATTGCGGTCGATAGCGGCACCGGGACTATTACTGCGGGTAAGCTCGTCACTTTTGAAGGTGATGATCATCAATATGTTATTGCGGCTGCTACTGCGACAACTATCACGCTGGCAGCTCCGGGGCTGCGTCAGGACCTTGCTGACAATACGGCGATCACCATCGGCAGCGCGTTTACCGCCAACATGGCATTCGACCGCAACGCATTCCTGCTGGCTTCGCGCACACCGGCCATGCCGGACGGTGGCGACACAGCGGATGACGTCATGAATGTGACCGATCCGGTCTCAGGCATTACCTTCCAAATCGCCCTTTATCGTCAGTATCGCCAGGTGCGTTACGAGGTCGGCTTGGCATGGGGTGTCGCGTCAATCAAACCTGCGCACTCAGTGATCGTTCTGGGTTAACCGTTATTTGAAGGGGCTTTGGCCCCTTATTTATTGGAGGCTAATATGGCTGGATTAACCAAAGAGCAGCGTGCTGAAAAAGACGCTGCTGAAACCGATGTAACGAGCGTTGCAATGTTCCGCGATGAGCCAGAGCATACAGGCGGCCCAGTATTGGCAGATGTTCACGCCGATGAGGTTACCCGTTGGCTGGATCAAGGCTGGCACGTTGCGGAATCAGAGTAAGGAGCTGAGGGATGCTGACAACAGATCCAGATTCGCCTGACTTTGAAAGCTACGCCAGCGCCGCTGACATGCGTGAACTTGCCTTACTACGGGGTTACGCCGTGCCGGATGACGTCGCCGAATGTGAGCAGCTACTCGTTCAGGCTATGGATTACCTCGAAGCGTTGAAGTGGAAGGGTACCCGCTCAGTTCCTTCCCAACCACTGGCCTGGCCGCGCAGCTATGTTTTTGTTGATGGCTATGTGCTACCGAGCAAGTCCATCCCGAAACAACTCATCCAGGCCCAATGCCGGTTAGCCGTTGAAGCGCAAGAAACTGAGCTGCAACCTTCATTTTCCGGTGGCGGGCAGGTGACACAAGAAACAGTGACCGGCGCAGTCAGCGTCTCTTATGCGGAGGGTTCATCAACCGATGTGCCTTCATTCGCCTGGCTGAACGGCTTGCTGCGAGGAATGGTGACGAGCAGCACACAGGTTCAGGTGGTTCGAGGATGATATGGCAATCAACTATTTGCGAATGCGCGCAACCGCAACCCGACTTCTGACCGAGAACGGACAGCAATACCAGCTCACCCGTGGCGGTACTGTGAATATGGTGGCAGGCAAAGAAGTTACCACGCCTGTTGAAACGGCGAAGCCGGTCGGGGTCGTTACGGCTTATGCACCAGGTGAAATCGATGGGACGCGGATCCAGAATGGTGACATCAAACTGACCGCTACATATGCCGTCGAAATTAGGACTGATGACCGGATCGAGGTGGACGGCAAAAAGTACCGCGTTGTGTTACCGGGGCCAGTAAAACCGGCGGCGATGCTGATTTGCTATAAAGCGCAGCTGAGGGCGTAACCATGGCTGATAATGATTCGTTCATGGCCTCGATTAACGCCTTCGTCGCGACGGCCAAAGCCAACCAGGAAGAAGTGATCCGCGCTACCGGTATCAAAATTCTTGCCCGCCTCGTCGACATGTCTCCGGTTGGAAACCCCGAAGTGTGGGCTGTCAACCAGACTGCAGTGGCCTACAACAAAGAGGTGTTCGACTATAACGAAGCCCTGAAATCCGATGCTGCCAACCTGACCAAAACCGGACGCCTGAAGCGCAAGGCCCGAGTTAGTGACGGCATGGATGTGAAAGCTCCAGCGGGTTATACCGGCGGCCGTTTCCGTGGTAACTGGCAGGTATCACTGGATGCGCCAGCAACCGGAGAAACGGGCGTCATCGATAAAAGTGGTGGGGCGACAAAAGCGGCCGGTGGCCTGGTCATGGCATCGTTTAAGGTCGGTACCAAATCCATCTACTTCTGCAACAACGTGCCTTATGCATATCTGCTGGAGTTCGGCCATTCAAAACAGGCACCCGGTGGCATGGTGCGCATCACTGCTGAAGAGTTTCAGCGTTTCTTTACTGAAGCAGTGCAGGAGGTGAGACCGTGAGCCAACAGGTCATAACTCAGCTGCTTGAGGCGCGACTGAGCGAGTGGGCAGAAGCACAGGGGCTGCAGGTAGCTTTTGACAATATCGGGTTCAGTCCTCCCGATGGCATCTATGTTGAATCCCACGTTATGCCTGCGACGACGGTTGCGATCGACCTCAGCCGACAGGCCAAAGTGTTTCGCGGCGTCTACCAGATCAACGTTATCGCGCTTGCCGGTACCGGAAAAGCGGCTGGCGGTCTCATCGCCGAACAACTGATCCAGCTGTTCCCTGAGAATCAGGAGATGAGTGACGGCGGACTGACTTGTTATATCAACAGCGCCCCCAGCGCTTTCGCGGGCATTTCTTCCGACACCTCTTACACCATCCCCGTCAGCATGTCTTATCGCGCTGACATCTCGTAAGCGCCGCCTGCTAGCGGTTTAAAATCCCTCTTAATGGAGAATTCCCATGGGCTTTGCATTGCCTAACGGCGCGACTGTATTCGTCGGGTCAAAACTCGATGCCGCAGTGGCAGCAACCGCAGTAACAAACGCAGAAGGTGCGGTCTTCACCGTTGCCACTGGTCACGGTTTAGCGGTCAATGATGTTGTACTTATCTCATCCGGCTGGGGGCTTATTGATAACCTGGTCGCCCGCGTCTCAAGCCAGACAGCGACGTCGATCACCATCGATGTGCTCAACACCTCTGACACCAATTTCTTCGCCGCTGGCGCGGGTGTGAGCTCATTGCGCAAAGTGACAGAATGGACGGAGATCCCCCAAATCACAGAGGTTGCCTCCAGTGGTGGCGATCAGCAGTACGTGCAGATTCAGTTCCTGTCCGATGACCGCCAGCGAAACCTGGCAACGTACAAAGCGGCGAAAACGCAGACCTTCACGCTGGCGCATGATTCCACTCTGCCAATTTACGGCGTATTGACAGCCGGTGACCGAAGTGGTGACACGTTGCCTCTGCGAATGTACGTGCCGAAGGCCAAAGAAATGCGCTACTGGTCAGGCATCCCATCCTTTGACCCACAGCCGACTACGGCGGTGAATGCGGTCGAAACCGTTCAGGCAGCCTTTGCAGTGCAGTCTCGCGACATGACGTTCTACAAGGACACCGCAGCGGAGCCTTCCAGCTGATTGACCCGCTAATTTGAGCCCGGCAACGGGCTTTTTCTTCACTCATTTACCGAGGCCACCATGGCAGCCAAATTCAAATTAAAACCGAACCCAACGTTTAAAGCCGATGTGACTATTCCCGTGCCGGGCGACGAGCCAGGGATTGTGACCTTCACGTTTAAGCATCGCCCGATCAAAGAGCTGGCGGATCTGGAGAAGGTCGAAGGTAAGCACATCTCTCAATTCCTACTTGAAATCACTGAAGGCTGGGCGCTCCCTGACGAGTTCAATCAGGAAAACGTTGAAATCTTACTGGATAACTATCCGCGCGCCGGTGAGGCGATCATGAAAGCATATTACGCAGAACTGCTGGGTAATCGCGAAAAAAACTAATAGCGGTTGCCTTGGCGTTCTATAAGCCTGATCCCACTGCTGAAGAGCTGGCCGGTATGGGGCTAACAGCGGATGACTTCGAACAGGTCATTATCGATGTCTGGCCCGACGTTTGGCCTGCCTTCGACGTCTTTCAGGCGGCAAGCACGCAGTGGCGCGTGGGGGTGAGCGGGGCGACCGGTCTGGATTACAACTGCCTGCCCTGGCTGATGCGTACTCACGGGATAGACGACGAAGCAACCGCGCTGCATGACATCCGAATAATGGAAAGAACGGCGCTGACACTTATGCATAAGGGGGCGTAATGGCTGGTGATATTGCAACGATTTCGCTCCGGGTCAATACGTCTGACGTTGAGCGCGGTAGTAACGAGCTGGATAAATTTGCTGACGCAGCGGCCGACGCAGCAAAGGAAGCTGATAATTTCGGCGCCAGCGGCAAAGGGGCCGCAAAAGCTTCTGCTGAAGTTGCCCGGGAAGTGGAAGACACGCACCGGCGCGTGCGCGAATTCACTGAAGGTCTAAAGCAGAACGAAGCCAGCACGAAAGGCGCGGCGCAGGCGACTGCTCAGCAGCAGCAGGAGTTACGCACGCTGCTGACCCAGATCAATCCTGTAACTGCAGCATTCGAAAAGCTCGACAACATGGAGCAGCAACTGTCGCGCTTCAACGCCAAAGGGCTGATCGACAGTGACACGTTCCGCGATGCATCTCGCACCATTCAACAGACGCGGGATGAGCTCGGACGGGCAGCAGAAGCACGAACTGCAGAAGGACGTGCGGCAGCAGCTGCGGCACAACAAGATAAGGCTGCGGCTACAGCGAAAGAAAATTATCTGCAACGCTTACGCGAGCAGATCGAACTCCAAGGTAAAACGGCTGCTGAAATTCAGGAGTACCGTGCCGCTCAGTTAGGCGTGACACAGCAGGCAGCCCCTCTGATCGCCAAACTCCGGGAGCAGGAAAGGGCCTGGAAAACAGGGACTATTTCCGCCGGGCAGTACCGTCAGGCGATGCGCCAGCTACCTGCTCAGTTAACCGATGTTGTCACATCTCTTGCATCGGGCATGCCGGTATACATGGTCGCCATTCAACAAGGCGGACAGATTAAAGATTCGTTCGGTGGCATCGGTGCGGCGGCAAAAGCTTTGTCCACTTTCATCACGCCGATGAATTTGCTCATTGCTGGCACTGCGGCAGTTTTTGGCGGTGCCTATCTTGCCATTTATAAGTCTAAACAGGTAATCGACGACACTACCGCCAGTGTCTCTAAAAACCTTGGTGTAACTGGTGATGCGGCCACTAAGTTGGCGCTCAACATCATCGGCATCGCGGATGCGTCAAACCAGTCTGTCGAAGACACCAGTAAGCTTTTTATCACCATCAGCGACGGTGCAGATCAGGCAGTTAACAAGATGCTTTCGGTCGGCATTGGATATTCAGATGCCAAAAAATACGCTGATGACTATAAAAATAGCGCGGATTTTAGCGGCCTGAATTCAATTATTGAAGATCATAAGCTGAAAGTTCTCGGCATCAAAAGTGCCTGGAGCGAAGCCATTGAGGAGCAGAGAAACTATTACGCTGGCAGCGATGGAACGAAGCAAAACGTTGCATTGGGTGGTGCTTATGATCCTGCAGCTGCGCTCATTGATAAGCAAAAGAGCTTACTCGGAGATGTCACGGCTGCAACCATTGCTGGGAATTTGGCAACCAAAGAGCGAGTCGACTGGATAAATAAAGAGTATTTAGCGACCGACCGAGTTGCCGGTTCAGAAGCCAGGCTTGCAGAAGCTAGGCAAAAAGCAAAACTCATTGCTAATTCTGGCGATCAAGAAGCAATTGCGAACGCCGGTAAGCTGATTGCGGCCAGAGAGAAGGAAGTCGAACAGGCCAAGAAAAGCCAGATCCCAAAAACCCCTAAGGAAAGGGCCTTTCAGGATGATGCCGGCACGCGGGAACTATTAGCGAGCCAGCAGCGTGTTGCCGCACTCAGGAATCAGGTATCTGCCAGCTCGACGCTCACCAGTCAGGAACAGCAGCTGGCTAAATTTACTCAACAGATTGCTGATCTGAAGAGCAAAACTATCCTGACCGCCGATCAGAAGTCTCTGCTGGCGCGCTCAGGTGAAATCAGCGCCAGTCTGCAGCTTGAGGCGCAGCTGTCCCGCGAGAACGTACAGCGCGAGAAGGCCGTGAAGGCGCTCAAGCAGATGCAGGACTACACCACGTCCATCGTCAGTAAAAATGCCCAGACGCAGGATAAGTTCGGGTTAACAACCAGACAGGCGGGGCGTGTCGATGAGGCGACACAGCTCAACAATACGTTTCGCAAGCAGACTGACGGGATAACTGATGCTGCCGCACTGTCGAAGATTACCGAAGAATATAACCGTGCGAAAGAGGCGCTGCGCGCTGGATGGGATCAAGAAGATGCCAATCAAGGCGACTGGCTGACAGGCATGAATCAGGGGATCGCGCAGTTCGGCGAGAACGCCAGCGACGTGTTCACTGCGACAGGTCAGTTGGCGCAAACAACCCTCAGTGATATGTCTTCGATGATGACGACGCTGGAAACGACGGGCAAAGCCAGTGTGAAAAGCTTCGCAAAAACATTCCTGACAAGCATTGTCGATATCATCAATAAGTTGCTTATTGCCCAGGCGGTTCAGGCTGCGATGGGATGGATTAGCAGCTCGTTCTCGGCGGGTTCAAGTACTGCCATAGCGGCCTCTAACAGTTCGTTTTCATCGGGTGCCTACAGTGGGCTATCGTTTGATTCCGGTGGTTATACCGGCGAAGGTGATAAGTTCGAGCCAGCAGGTATCGTTCACCGCGGTGAATTTGTCATGACCAAGGAAGCCACCAGCCGGATCGGCGTCGATAACCTGTATTCAATGATGCGGGGTTATGCTGATGGTGGTCTGGTTGGGGGGAATGCTGGAATGTTCGGCCTGTCCGGTGGCCAGTCGAATTCGACAGTTGTTCAAACCTCTGTTGTCGTGCAAAGCGGCAGCAACCAGCAGCAGACATCGGGTAACAGAGATGCAATCGGCAAAGCCTACCAACAGGTTATTGATCAGTCTGTCAGAGATGGCATTGCGAAAGCTCTCCGTCCCGGTGGGCTGATATACAACGCACAAAACTCACGTTAACCGCCTTTGGGCGGTTTTTTAATGGGGAATTTATGGCAATCGAGACGTTCAGCTGGCGCGTGCAGGGAACGCCTGAAGGAGCATATGACTGGCACGTGCGCGGTGCTCAGTTTGGCGACGGATATAAACAAGTCTCCGGTGACGGGATCAATCCGGAAACCCAGACGTGGTCGCTCACTTTTCAGGGGAGGGAAAAGGACATGAAACCCATCCTTGCTTTCGTTCGCGCCCACGTTACGAAGTCATGTGCCTGGACGCCACCGTATGGCGTGACCGGGCTTTATCGTGTTACGGCTGACTCCATCAAGGCTATGCCGACAGGCGGCGCCACGATGAGCGTTTCCTTCACCTTTGAGCAGGCTTATTCGGTCTGACAGCAGGCAATCACATGGTAATGAATACTGACGTCCAGAAGCTGGAGCCGGGCGACAAGCTACGCCTTTTCGAAGTTGATGGATCTGCATTTGGCGCAGATATTCTGCGCTTTCACAATGAAACGCTGCCACACACGCCGGAAGAAATTGCCGCTGCAGGTGGTGATGAATCGAAGTTGCCGCCGAAATCTGTCTGGTGGCAAGGGCTGGAGTATTCTGCGTGGCCGACACAGATTGAAGGGCTTGAAGATTCAACGGATGGTTCATCAGCGCAGCCCAAGCTCACGGTCGCTAACCTGAATAGCAGCATTACAGCACTGTGTCTGGCCTATGACGACATGCTGCAGGCAAAGGTCATCATCCATGACACGCTGAAGCATTATCTGGACGCGAGAAATTTTACTGATGGGAATTCGACTGCAGACCCGACACAGGAAAAACTCAGCGTTTTCTATATCGACAGTAAGAGCCAGGAAAACAATCAGCTTGTCGAATTCACCCTCAGTAGTCCGATGGACCTGCAGGGGGAAATGCTGCCCAAGCGCCAGATCCACGCCATCTGTACGTGGGCGATAAATGGCTGGTACCGGACGGGTAACGGCTGTTCATATTCTGGTACCGCCTATTTCGACAAATTCAACAACCCGGTTGATGACCCATCAAAGGATGTTTGCCCCGGCTCACTGTCGGGCTGTAAATGCCGGTTTGGTGCAGACAATGAACTCGACTTCGGCGGTTTCCCCGGCACCAGCTTACTGAAGAGTTAACGCGATGGACGATAAACAGATTCAGGCCATCATGGCACATGCTGAGGCAGAGTATCCGAGGGAGTGCTGCGGCGTATTGGCGCAGAAATCGCGCGTCGTGAAATACTTTCCATGCCGCAATCTGGCCACGGAGCCGACCGAGCATTTCCATCTCGATCCGGAGGGCTATGCTGACGCGGAGGACTGGGGAACGGTGATAGCCGTAGTCCACAGCCACCCAGACGCAACGACGCAGCCGAGCGAGCTCGATAAGGCCCAATGTGACGCCACTGAATTGCCCTGGCACATCGTCAGCTGGCCGGAGGGGGATTTTCGTACCATTCAGCCGCGTGGCGAACTGCCGTTACTCGAACGCCCGTTCGTGCTGGGGCATACGGACTGCTGGGGTTTGGTGATGAGCTACTTCCTGCAGACGCACGGAATTGAGTTGAATGACTACCGAGTCGATTACCCGTGGTGGGAAAAACAGTATCCGGATAATTTCTATCAGGATTGCTGGTACGAATGCGGCTTTCGAGAGTTCTCCGGCGCGCCAGCAGAGGGGGACCTGGTGATCATTCAGGCTCAGTCCGATAAATGGAATCACGCAGGGATCCTGCTTGAAGGCAATATGTTGCTACATCACATGTACGGCAGGTTGAGTCAGAGAGTGCCGTATGGGGGGTATTGGCGAGAACGTACGGTAAAAATCCTCAGACACGTTCTTAAAGATTCAGCAACCTTTCATGATTGATAGGTTAAAGCTATTTGTTGGAAACCATTATAGGTGGTACTGTTTTTATATACAGTGCTTGTGTGGTGCTGTATTTAATTACATGAATACGTTTCATTTAAAACTGTCTATCATAAGGTAATAATAAGCAATTCTTACATTTTGTTTAACCGTATGAAGGATTTTACATGGACAGTACTACCCCTGACGTTTGTAAGTCATGTGGTCGTGAAATTGATTTTGACACGACAATTGCTTCTTGTGTATGCGGCTATGATGTTTCTTTAGAGCAAGAATCTATCGTTTACAGCCCACATAATGCAATTACTGCAAGGTTAGATGTAGTATCCGGCGAGCATGGTACTACGTTTAAAGCTACCACTGGTGAAGTCTGGGGATTAGATGTAGAGGATGTTCGTTCTTTCATTTTACAGGCTGAAAGAAAGTTTAAATTAAAACGTAAAAGTCATGGTTTTATTACTAAAAATAATCTAGCAAATAGTACCGCTACTGCATTGAAAAATTATATTAATGCAGGAATTGATTTTAAGGGTTTTGTTGAATACTTTATGCACAATATAAAGAATCAGGCGGCACTTAACGGAAAAAAACCAGCTGGCGGTTCTATCGTTTTTATACATTATCATACAGAAGATGAAACAGAGAGTATGGGTAGGCTCTTTGTGATCATGGTAGACAATAATAGTGTTTTTAACTTTGATGAAAATCTAGTACCTAAAAAACTACCCTCTATTGATATGGACGCGCTTAGGCAAGCGGTTTTAGTTGATTTGACCCTTTTCGATGTTTCATATCCTAACAATATGAATGAAACATACCTGCAGTTTATTACAGGGAAGTCTAATAGTAATTTCTTTAAGAAAGCTATTGGTTGTGAAGAAGATCTTGATAATAATCGTAGTGTAGAGGAAGCAGAAAAAGCAGTTAAGGAATTTTCTGTTCATATGAAATTAACACCAATTGAGAAGGTAAAGATTCTTGATGCTGTTAAGCAATTAATGCATGAAAAGGCAAAGAGTAAGACTAATAATAAAGTTTCCTTAGCCGACATCAGTAAAACGATAGACAAGGTTCTTGCAGAGGATTCTCCTGCTCAAAATAAATTCACTCAATTTGCATTGTTAGGTGAATATAAAATAGATGAATTTTTCGAGCCGAGCATAAATTCAGAAAAGAAATTTGGCAAGGTGATTTTGTCTGATGTCGATAAAGATTACGCTTGTAGTATATCTGTTAAAGCTATTGGCACTGACAATGATTCTGAAGCTAAAGCTATCTATAAAAAAGATCAAGGAGTGCTTATAATAAAGCTTTCCGATATTGATGTTGAAAAAATGAATGATATTTTTAGTGAGTGACTCACGTTAAGGAGGGCCTATGAATACAAGCGTAGAATTTAAAGATTTTACACAAAAACTTCAACAGTCCTCAATTGAAGTCGCCGAGGGATACGCATCTATAGAAGTAGGTGATGGCGATGTGAGTTCTTTCGTTTCACAATTAAAAAAATTCGGAATTATATCAGATATAAATACATCTGATAATAATATAGTATTTAAAATAGGAAATGGGAATTTTAAAGAAGACTCACTTCTTTTTGTTTCGATAGAATCTCTATGGCGAAAAAGTTGCAGCCTTGCCAAAGTTCCAGATGATTTTTTCCTAATGCGTGAAAAGATTAGTTCTTTTGATGGTTTTCCTGAAATAGATTGCATGAGGCAATTTATCTGTTGGAGAAAGGTTTTAACAAATATTTCAAATCATCCTCTGGATAATAAAAGTATTTGGTACTTACCGGATGATGACGGAGGCAAAGAAGTTGTTGTAGAACTTCATGATAATTTAGTTCGGGTTAAAAAAATCCCTTATAGCGCTATTTCTCTAGAAAGTGCAAATAAGTTGTTAAGTGTTATCAATCTTGATGATGCTCAATCAAGCGAGAGAAAGGCTATCTTGCGAAAGGCTGTAAGTGATTTCGTTAATGATGATAGTAGCATTGACACTATCGTTAGGTATGGTGAAAGAGTGTACAATCGTTATAACGACTTGCTAGATTTGTACACTAAACGATTCTCAGTTAACAAAATCCTTTCTGAAATAGAATCCAAAAATCTTGAATATACTACTAAAATTAATGATTTTATTTCATCGAGTCAAAGCAAGGCTTTTACCATTCCTGGTTCACTGATTGCAGTAGGTGCTTTAGCAAAAACCAGTGGCTTTTGGGAGGGGGTTCTTGTTGTTATTGGTCTTTGGATGGTTCATTACATCACAAAATCATCAAATGATGTCCAAAGGGAGTCTTATAAAAACCTAATAGACACCCTGAGCAATGCATTTGATAGATATAATCAATTTGATGAAGGAACAGAAGTTCGTAAAGCTGCGAAGAGTACGTTGGAATCCCTTTCAACTAAAATAGACACGGCTTCTGTGAGATTAGATAAAATTGATTGCCTTGGTCGAGCAATGATAGTTATAAGCGTAATTTATCTAATTTTCAAATGACGAGAAAGTAATGAAAAAACTACTCATAGCAGTGCTGGCGCTCGGGCTTGTCGGTTGCAATGAAAGTGATGAAAAGGTTATTGCTTACGGTCAGAACGAGATTTCGCAAAACCTCAAAGACCCTACAAGCCCATTGTTCAGAGAAGTCTTTTTTCACAAAGATGAAAAAATGCCCGATAATGGCGTGAGCGGCTATGTCTGTGGACAGCTTAATGCTAAAAACTCTTTCGGGGCTTATATTGGCTATAGTCCTTTCTATATACATGTGACCGTTAAAACACGATGGTTCTTGCCTGCGCTTGGAGTTCTAAGAGGTTCATCAGACCCTGGGATTTTATCCGCGTCTGATAAACCGGAAGAGCGGATTGTTGCCCTTGAATCGTACATTTCAAAATGTGGTAAGAGATAATTGATTGCTTAAGGATAATTATGAATAAATTTATCACATTGATACTGTCGCTCGTGCTGGCGGGGTGTTCTTCGGCATATGTATCGAAAATGAATGATCCTAGCCGTAAGGATGTAAACATTGACGGATATGATATCCACGTTGTTCATCCTGGAGGAACTCGATATGAAGCCTTTGGCGGCGAAACATTCGATGTTGACGCAGTGAGATTGAAAAAAGCACAGATAGCAGCTATCGAACAAGTCTCCGGTTGCAAGGTGGCTGAGGCGGAATATTCGAATGTTATGTTCAGAAAATTGAGCGCTGAAGTTAGCTGCAAATAAGTTATTTATGAAATCTAAGGCCACCTTCGGGTGGCTTTTTTTATGGGTAAAATATGCAAGAAATAATAACTCAAATAGAGCTTGGTGGTTCCTTAGGAAAGATTTTTGGCAAAACTCACAAACGCTCTGTGAAAACAACAAGCGAAGCTGTGCGAGCCTTGTGTTGCACTATCAAGGATTTCGAACGTTACCTTAATAATAGTAAAGCGAGAGGTATTACTTTTGCTGTATTCCGGGGTAAAAAGAATCTCTGCAAGGATGACCTATCCTTCCCTATTAACGGAGAAGTTATTCGGATCTTGCCAGTAATAATAGGTAGTAAACAGGCTGGATTATTTCAAACGATACTCGGTGCTGCCCTTATAGCTGTTGGTGCGGTAATGACTTATATGTCCGCAGGGACTGCAAGCCCATTGGCTGCCGGTTTTATAACGAGCGGCGCAGCCATGATGGCTGGCGGCGTCATCCAGATGCTTTCCCCGCAGGCTGGCGGACTCGCCAGCAAACAGGACGCTGATAACAAAGCCTCCTATGCATTCGGCGGCGTGACCAATACCACCGCTCAAGGCAATCCGGTTCCTCTACTTTACGGCAAGCGCCGGATCGGTGGTGCGATAATCTCGGCGGGGATTTACGCAGAAGACCAGCAGTAATTTATTTAACGCCGAATGTGAGGGGGTGACAATGATTATATTTAATATTAATCAAGAAGGGGTATTTTTGGATACCCCATTAATTAGAGCAGTAAATATTAAGAAATCTTCACTTTGCGCAAAGCTTCTAAAACGATTTCTTTCTCTTTTTCGATGATGGCATCACTGATTTCTGATGTATTAAAGGTTGCATCTTTGATCAGTTCTTCCACTCCAACCTTTTTTAAAGCCCCACTCCCGATTAATGCTGATAATACATAGAGTGTTAGCTCACTACGAATCAAGAGATGATGACTTTTACCGATAGTATTGGTTACAGCCTTTACTGCTTCTTTTTTCCACTCTTCAAGCTCATCGTTCTTCTTTTCGAGATTAATAATTCTTTTCTCAAGATTGGCGATCAATAAATCACTGACCATGTTATTTCCTTACCCAGAGTTAATCAGCCTTCCCTCCAGTGAATGACGGTCATGCTACAAACATGGCCGGGCTGAATACCCACCTTATCTTTATCGGTAAATCAGCAACATCCTGATATTCGATCAGTTATCCATCAATAGCCGCCACTGTGCGGTTTTTTTTTATGGGCGCAATATGGCAACAGCTACCGCAATTAAAGGCCGCAAAGGCGGCAGTTCTTCAGCTCGCACACCTACTGAAGCACCCGATGACCTCCAGTCTGTTGCAAAGGCAAAAGTTTTGCTGGCGCTGGCGGAGGGTGAACTCGGCGGTGAGCTGGATGGAACAAGTATCTTTCTCGACGGCACTGCGATAACCAACGCCGACGGCAGCAGCAACTTCAGCGGCGTAGCGTGGGAGTTTCGCCCAGGCACGCAGGATCAGAGTTACATTCAGGGCGTGCCTGGTACTGAAAACGAAATCAGTGTCAGCACTGAGATAACGACGGTGAAGCCGTGGACGCACACGTTTAATAACTCACAGCTTTCCGCTGCGCGTGTACGTCTGAAATGGCCGGCTCTTTATCAGCAAACAAATGCGGGCGATATTAACGGATATGCTGTTCAATATGCCATCGATCTGCAGACAGATGGCGGTACCTGGCAGAACATTTTAACCGAGTCTGTGAGTGGTAAAACAACAACCGGTTATGAACGAAGTCGCCGGATTGATCTGCCTCAGTCAGGCTCAACGTGGACACTCCGCGTGCGACGCCTGACTGCTGATTCAACGAGCTCGCTGATTGGCGATAAGATGACTATCGAGAGTTACACCGAAGTCATTGATGCCAAGCTTCGTTACCCAAACACCGCGCTGCTTTATATCGAATTCGACTCCAGCCAATTCAACGGCTCAATTCCTCAGATTTCCTGCGAACCGAAAGGGCGCGTCGTTCGCGTTCCGACAACCTATGACCCGGTAACCCGGTCATATACCGGTACCTGGGATGGGACGTTTAAATGGGCGTGGACTGATAACCCGACGTGGATTTTCTACGATATTGTCGTGAATAACCGTTTTGGCTTGGGCCAACGCCTGACCGCAGACAACATAGATAAATGGGAGCTTTACCGGGTCTCGCAATATTGCGATCAGATGGTGCCGGATGGCCGCGGCGGAAGCGAAACAGAGCCGCGTTATATCTGCAATGTTTACGTGCAAGACCGGAACAGCGCGTTCAACGTAATCCGTGATTTTGCCGCCATCTTCCGTGGAATGACTTACTGGGGCAATAACCAACTGGTCGCGCTGGCGGATATGCCGCGGGATATCGATTACAACTACACGCGCGCGAACGTGATCGACGGGCGGTTTTCGTACTCAAGCACCACCACCAAGGCGCGCTATACGACAGCATTGGTCTCATGGTCCGATCCTGACAATGCCTATAGCGACGCAATGGAACCTGTGTTTGAGCAGGATTTGGTAACTCGCTACGGATTCAATCAGCTCGAGCTCACTGCTATTGGCTGCACGCGCCAGTCAGAGGCAAACAGAAAAGGGCGCTGGGGGATCCTGACTAACAACAAAGACCGTATGGTGTCATTCGGTGTCGGTCTCGATGGAATGATCCCACTGCCTGGTTACATTATCGGTGTTGCGGACGAGCTGCTGTCCGGCAAAGTGACCGGCGGCAGGATTAGCGCGGTGAATGGCCGTGTTATAACCCTTGACCGTGTTCCTGATGCTGTAGCGGGAGATCGTCTTCTGGCAAATCTACCTTCAGGAATCTCGCAAAGTCGGACAATCCAGTCTGTCAGCGGGAAAATGGTCACGGTGACAACGGCATTCGGTGAAACACCGCAGGCAGAATCTGTTTGGGTGGTTGAATCTGACTCGCTTTTCATCCAGCAATATCGCGTTGTTGGCCGTAAGGACAACGATGACAATACGTTCACGATCACCGCCACTTATCACGACCCCGATAAGTATGACCGCATCGATACCGGTGCCGTTATTGACGAGCGCCCGATCAGTGTCGTTCCTGCGGGCACTCAGGCGGTACCAGCAAATATAGTCGTCAGCAACACATCGACCGTCATACAAGGGCTGTCTGTCGCCACCTTGCATGCAACTTGGGATAAAGCTGCTGGCGCCATTACCTATGATGCACAGTGGCGGAAAGACGACGGCAACTGGGTTTCTGTCTCTCGTTCTTCAACGAACTCATTCGACATATCCGGCATTTACTCAGGCAATTACCTGGTGCGAGTGCGGGCCATTAATGCTGCCGAGATTTCCTCATCTTGGGGATATTCAGTTTTGACCTCAATTTCTGGGAAAATTGGACTTCCTCCGGTTCCTGTTGGGTTTGCTGCCACCTCGATTGTCTTCGGCATCACTCTTAACTGGGGATTCCCGACGGGTGCTGAAGATACCCAACAGACCGAAATCCAGTACAGCCTCAACGCAGATTTCGCCGAACCGCAATTACTCACCGATGCGCCATATCCGCTGAGGACTTACACCATGCCGGGCCTTGCGGCAGGGCGTGAGTTTTGGTTCCGTGCGCGTCTGGTAGACAAAATTGGGAATCAGGGCGGCTGGACTGGGATTATCCGCGGCGTATCCAGTTCTGATGCCAGCGATATTCTCGACTACATCGGCGACGAGTTCCTGTCCACTAAGGCAGGCCAGCAACTCACATCGCGGTTGGACTTAGTAGAGGAAACGGTTAGTGAACTGAATGACTCTGTTACCGCCGCCGAGAAATCTATCGCGGATACCAACGACCATATCAACCAGGTAAATACTGATCTGCAGGGAAAGGTCGATGCCATAACCGGCGGTAGCACTTCTTCAATCGCTCAGGTTGTATCTCAGGTCACCATCCTTCAGCAGAATGATGTTAACCAGGCCCAGCAGATCACTGCGGTAACCTCCACTGCGAACGGTAATAAAACGGCAATTGCCACCGAAACTACCGCTCGCGCAACGGCTGATACTGCGCTGGGCACCCGGATCGATATAACGAATGCTCAGGTCGGTGAGAATAAAACTGCTATCACGACGGAGACCACAGCCCGTGCAACAGCTGATACCGCGCTGGGTACTCGCATTGATAATCTGACAACAACCGTTGGAAACAATACAACTGCCATCACCAGTGAAACGACGGCGCGCGCAACAGCTGATACGGCGCTGGGTACCCGTATTGATAACCTGACAACTACCGTTGGCAGTAACACTTCGGCCATCACGTCTGAAGCAACGGCGCGCTCCACTGCGGATACCGCACTGGGAACAAGGATTGATAGCGTAAAAACGACAACTGATGGGAATGCAGCATCTATCGGATCATTGCAAACAGCACAGACGACCACTGAACAGGCCCTGGCAAATCTTACCAGCGTAACGGAAGCCTCTTTTGACAGTTCCGCTATTGCCGCCATTGAGAACGCGCTCTCTAACGATAAAGACGCGGCTGGACAACGGGTAGCGTCCGGTTTAATTAGGGCAAGGGTAACCGCCACCGAGACAGCGCAGGCTGATGCAAATAGTGCTTTTGCGGAATATCAGCAAACTGTAGAAGCTCAATTCAACGAAACAAATGCTGTGGTTCAGACAACAGCGAGCGCGATGGCCGACCTTGAAGGCAATGTCTCAGCCCAGTACAGCATCAAATTGGGGGTAACCAGCAACGGCCAGTATTACGCAGCGGGTATGGGGATTGGGCTGG